GTGAGGATGTCAGGTGTCGTGCTCATGGGATTTGTGTCGGCGTGTTGCTGTGCTCACCGTTCTGGAAACCCGCGCCGCTGTGTTGCGTGGCCGTCTCGTCGCCAACCTGCTCCGCACCCCCGCCGCCCGAAGAGGCAAGAGCAATGCGAGTCTCGCCCTTATATCCACGCTTGAAGTGAACCGCGCCCACTGCGAAGCCGAGCGGGAAGCCGCATTGCGTGCCGGTGCCGACGATGAGGATTTCCTTGATGCCCCCGTATTCCAGCGCGGCAGTCAGGCAGCGCAGCGGCGTGAATACTTTCTGAGTCGGGATGAGATACACGACGTTTTCCGCCACCGTGAAGCTGTGCAGCAACCACTCGTAGAAATTCGAGTAGGGCGGATTGCTCACAATCCAATCCACCGGAGAACTCCAATTCAGGAAGTCCCGACCTTCCGCAAGCTCGCACCATTCCGCGCCGGGCATCGCCCGCCAGAAAGCGCCATTGCCTCGGCACGGGTCGAGAACGCGGCCCGAAGGTCGGAAGTGCTTCACGATCATTTCCGCAATCGCTGGCGGAGTCATCACGACATCCTTCGGGTTGCATTCGCGCCCGTGGCCGTCAAATAAATCCAGAGTCCCCCCACTCCTACCAGACCCAGCACGTTCCGAACACGAGCGCGGCTCTAATCCGGGGTTCCCAGAACCATGCGCTGCTGCAAACTCGCTTGGCGGCTTTGCGGCGGTAGTCATTTGGAATCAGTCCCTTTCTCGCCCGGCGGACGCGCCGCTTCCGGCGAGTTGCAGAGCTTTGCGTTCGGCGTTCTTGCCGCCAACCCCCGCCGATTGATGCGCCGCACATTTTGGATTGAGTCGGTCACTCGCTTGTCCACAAGTCCCAATTTGCGCAGTCGTTCGAGTTGCGCACCCATGCTCTGCCATTGGCCGTGCCTGTGTCCAAAGCAGCGCGAAGCCACCCGCTCCCACACCTTCTCCGCCACGTTCCGAGCACTCCTCTCTTGGCCGTCCGAAAGCGCATCCAGCACACGCACCAAGAACGCCGAACAAGGCGCCGTGGCCTGCTCGCGGCTCAGCACCAGGCACACGCGCAGCGCGGGCGTTCCATCGGCGTGCCGTGAATAACGATATTCTTCCGGCATGTCGCAGGGCAGTGGCGGCCCGTCCGCTGCGCAGTCGGAGCGTCGCGGCCCGCTCACGCCCACACCTCCGCGTCGGCACGATAGGCGCAGTATGCGCGGACCACGCAGCCCCAGCTCATCGGCTTCTTGGCCTCGTGCTTGATCTCGATTGCATCCTGCAAAATGGTGAGCCACACGCCGAGCCCGTCGCTCTCCAGCACGCGCTTCTGGAGCGCGAGTGGTGCCTCGCCGTAGTTCTTTCGCTCAATGTCCCCGGTGGTGGTGTTCACCACTTCCACCTGCACCTTCACCTCGCGGTCGTGCGCGGGATCGAGGCCGTATGCGATCGAGAAATCCGCCATGTCCGCCTCGCTCGGGATGCTTGGCGTCTGCAATGGCGCGATGCGCCGACGCCAGAGCTGCTCCAGCCGCTTGGCGTGCGTGCCGGTGAGTAGTTCCTTTTTTCCCTCGTTCGTCATCGCCATCACGATCCCGCACCCGCGGCGGTTGTAGAGTTCGCGGATGAAGTCGAGTGACTCCAGCCCGCGCTTGCCGTGGAAAAGACGGTGCCCCTCGTCGAGCACGAGCAGCACGCCCTCGTCGAAGCATTTCATCACCCGCGCGCGCATGTCCTGCGTGCGGCAGTCCGGGATGCCGAGTTTCTCGGCGAACTCCTTCAGCAGAGTCGTGATCGCGCCGCCCGTGGGCACCTCGATGTAGATCGTCGAGCCGTGGTTGTGCGTGAAGGTGTAGTGCTTCAGCGCCTCCGTCTTCCCGATTTGCGAATCACCGAAGAGGAAGAAAATGCGCTGCCGCTTGCGCGCGCGCTCGCACCGCTTCTCGATCTCGCGGTAAAGCCGCGTGATGATAAAGCCGCCGTCGCCGAGACGGCTCGTGCCTTCGAGCGTGCGGCGGAATTCCTCGATGCTCTCCACCATCGGCGTGAGGCTCGCGCCCTGGTCGCCGCGCCGGCCAGTGAGCGCAGCGTAGATGCTCGCCCAGGAGTAGTAGCCGCCCTTGTCCTTTTTCGGCAGCACTTCCTCGCAATCGCTGCTGCCGAGATTCTTGCTGCGCAGGTAGCCGAAGAGCCAGCGCAGTGCCGTCTTCTCGCGCTCGCCGAGTTCGCGCACGGCGTCGGCGAAGCGGTCGCCGGAGATGTTGAATTTCTTCTCCGCCATCACGGCGATGGACGGGTTTATTGCGCCGCCGATGGCGATGCCGCCTTCGGTGAGAGTGTCAGTTTCTTCTTGCATAGTGTTGGGTGTCTTTGGGTCGGGGTTTGGGTTCGGGTTTGGGTTCAGTGGGGAAAGCGAGTAACCGCGTGGCGAGCCTTGCGAGTTTTACGCGGGGAAAAACTCCACCGGCTCATCGTCTGCATGGTCCGCGCAGGGCTGCTGCGCGGGCGCTGCGCTGAAAAATTCCGCACCGTCCGCATCGTCTGCGGCGGTCTCACCGGCGACCGGCGGGCAGCTATCTCCGCGCACGGCGCGGCCCACGTTCACGGCCCGCTCATCCGCCTTCGCCATCGCCCGCGCCTCTGCGCGGTCGGTGGGCGTGGTGCCATTCCGCACCGCGTCATTGTGCGCGACGATTGCCTCGATCTCCGCAGCCGCTCCGGCGTGGCGGTCACGTAGCGGCGTGAGCAGCGTCTTGATCTCATGCGACCGCTGGCCGAGCTGGTGACGGATGCCCGCGGTGTCGTGCGGATTCGAGCGAAAGCGGCGCGCGGCGGTGCCTAGGAATTCCCCGCGCGGGCCATACACCCACAGCACGCTTTTCGCCCCGTTCTCGAACGGACTCACCACCACGCCATACTTCGTGCGCTCGGCGAGCCGATACGATCCGCCGTCCGGCGCGACCAGCGTGCCCTCGAATGTCATCGGGTCCGGTGCGATGTCCGCGTCCTGAATCTCGATCAGCCCGTCCGCAGTGAGCTGCTTTGGCCTGCGCAAATCGTCGCCCAGTTCGCGGTCACAAAACATGAGCGCGATCACCGCATCGGGCAGCGTCACGAGTTCCTTCATGCCAGCGCCGAAGACCTCGCGCGGCGCGAGCTTGCGAGCCCTGCGCAGCGCGGGCATCATCGCGGCGGCGGTGGTGAGCATGTGCCGGTGCTCATGCGGAAGGGCGAGGAACTGCTCGGGGGAAAGCCATTCGTCGCCGAGCAGGTCGCGCTTCCATTCCACCAGCGTGTGCCCGCACTCCACCCAGCCCTCCAGCTCGTGATCCGTGCGCCACGCGATCAGGTCGTCAATCTCGCGAAGCAACGAACACGCCTGCCAGTATTCCAGCATCGGCGCGATCATGAGCTGGGCGCGCTTTGCATCGCCGTTGCAAAGCTCTTTGATGACCCCCGCCGTGACCGCCTGAAGACCGTGCAGCCACTCGGGCGGGTTGCGGTCGTGGCCAGTCGCCGCGGGCAGATGCGCGGCCTCGTTGTGGATGAGATTGTGATGCGCCTCCAGCCGGGCCTTGTGCCGTGGGTTGCCGCCGCCGCGTCCAAAGTATCCCGCGATTGCCTGCTCCTTGCCGATGATGCCCGGCTCGCGCACGGTGATCTTCCCGCCACTGTGATCGGCAAAGAATTTCGCGAGCGCCTTGCGCACCGCTGCCGTTCCCTTCTCCGCGGGGATCACCGTGCCGCGCGGAGAGTAGCCGATGTTGCGGAAGATGTGCGCGAAGAGGAAACGCATCTCGCGCTCTTTCAGAGAGTCCTTCGTCCCGTCCGCGCGCTCGAATTGCGGGCGACGATGCACGGCGAAACGGTCGCCGGAGTAAAGGTCCATCACGCCAAGCTCCTGGATGCACGCTTCCTGCCCGCGAAGCATCAGCACGCGGATGTCGCGCTTCACGTCATCCGGGATGAAGTGCGATCCCACCCACAGGCCCACACGGGTTGTGAGCACCTTCGGGCCAAACTCGCCGAGCGCCGCGCCGAGGCCGTCGCGCATCGCCTTGACCTCAAATGAGCGCCGCCCCGTCTCGCGCAGCCGACGCTGAAGATTGTCGTAGCTGCACCCGATAGGCAGGCCGCGCTCGTCCAACTCCGGCCAGGGCAGATGCGCGAGGTCGCCGCGCTGCCAGCGGCGCATCAGCTCGCGGTGCGCCGGCCTGCTCTTGCGCTGGTTGCCATCGGCAAGCCTGGCGTATTCCTCCACAATAGGATCGGGCACGCGGCCCTCCGCGTCTTCGCTGCGCGCCTTGCGTTGATCGATCAGCGAGCGCCAGTCGTGACTGTGCCGCCACGCATCGTATTTCCTCCGCACCGTCTTCGCGCTCGTGTGTAGCACCCCCGCCGCCCTCGCGCACGCCTGCCCCTTGTGCTCCGCCTTGGCGATGACCGCCAGCTCCCGCAGCCACGCCTTGACCTCCATCTTCACGTCGAGCGGAAGGCCGGCGAACTCGGCGGCGTCGTGGTCTGGAATGGCGAGGGTCATGGGAAAGTGACTGGTGACTGGTGAGTGGTGAATGGTTGGCGAAGCCGCGTGACGCGCAGCGTTTTACGCGGTCTTGAGCGCCGCTTTCAGGTCGGCGCGCAGGTCGAGCAGCATCCCGTCAATCTCGCGCAGTTCCTCGGGGGGGAGGTGCGTCCACAGCGGCAGCTTCGCCTCCTTCTCGTGCCATCGCTTCATGATCGCGCGCAGCGGATGCAGCAGCAAATCGCGGGCGTTCTCAATCGGCGCATTCGGATCGTAAATCTTGTTGGGGTCTTTCACGCGCGCCCCGCCCATGCGCGGTTTCGGCAGCGCATCCGCCAGCGCACGGTAGCTCCGCCCGTCCACATATTGCGCGACGGCTGCGAACACCGGGTTGCTCTCATCCATCGGGGAAGCCGCGTCCGCGCTCAGCATTTCCATGAAATTGTCAAGCAGCATTTGCTCCGGCTTTCCCAAATGCGACACACCTGTGTCGCATTTGGATTTCGACAGGCTCACAATGAACGCCTCGGCGATGCGCATCCGCCGCTGCGCGTTGCGTTCGCTGCCCCCCGTAACCTCCCGCACCCAAGGGATGAAGTTACCGTGCGCAATCTTCCGCTTCGCCTCCAGCAGCACGAGGCCGTTGAGCGTCGCGCAGATGCCGCTCATGCGGTCGTAGCGTTCTTCGGCGGCGAGCAGCGACTTGCTCGCGCTGGCGAGCTGCTCGGGGTTCATCTCGGCCAGATGCAGCGCCGTGGCGAGCGCATTGGCGGGCGACACCGGGGAGGTCGTCGCGAGTTTCGTTTCGGGTGTGGTGGGTTGCAGGGTTTGGGTCATAAAGTGTTCAGTTGAGTGAGAAGAAAATGCCCGCGCTCGCGGCCTTGCCGTCTGCGCTCGCGCTGAAGACGTGCATCAGCGGCATCGGGATTTCATACGGCTCGCCGAGCGTGCGGGAATACGTCACCGCGAAATCGAAGTAGGGAAGCATCCCGCTCATTGCGCGCCCTCCGCGAAGTATTCCGCCGAAAGCTCCCGCGCCACAGCATCGCTGGCCGCGTGCGCATCCCCGAGCTTCTGCGCCGCGTGCCGCAGGCCGAGGATGTTCTCAAACCGCACGCGCTTCGCCTGCATCACAGCCACCTGCGTGGCGATCGCGTTTGCCGCGTGTCGAAGCTCATCGTCGCCCGCCGCCGCGATCAGCGAGTAGCCCTGCGAGCCGGGGAAGCTGAGCACCCCCGCCGAGCGTTCCGCGAGCTTGCGCACATAGCGGTCATCCCACCCGGCGCGGTGCGCGCAAATCTGCCGCGCCGTGAGCCGGCCAAAGGTCGCGAGCATCCCCTCAAATTCCGCGACATCGAGGAAAAGCTGCTCGCGGTCGCGCCGCTCCTTCTCCGCGAGCGGAAGCTCCGCCTGAATCGCCTCCGCATTGGACGTTGGACGTTGGACGTTGGACGTTGGACGTTCGCTCAGCATTTGGGCCTCCGTTGGATTTCTGCGGTGCAAAATTGCGCCACGCGCATGAGCTGCGGCACCGGCAGCGTGCGCAGCACGTCCTCGATCACCACCGGCATGTCCTGCGTGTTTCCATTCCATCGCTCGGCGAGCCAGAGCATCACGCCGCGCATCGTGAATTTCCACTCGGTCCTCGTCCTCCCGTTCGGCCCGTAATGCTCCAGCGTCCGCGTGCCGGAGAGCCGCCCATTCTGCGCCTCGTCCAGCACGGTGCGCTTGCGGAATTTGATGATGCGCGCAACCTCCGCCGCCGTGAGCACGGTCTTCGAGCGCAGGTCTGCGGGCACCATGAAAAACAGATCCCCGGCATCGGGGACGCGGTTCAGCAGTGCGAGGGCTTTGGGTGACAGTGTGGACATGGGTAAAAAAATCAGAACCGCAGAAGGCCGAGCGCGCGGGCGAGAAACCCCGCCGCGATGAGCATCGCGAAGCACGCGCCGCCGATGAGCAGCACGCCGAAGATGGTGAGCACCCCGCCGACGATCTCGCGCAGCACCTGGCCGATGCGTTCGCGGGTCGTGGGGACGTTGGAGAATTTGCGTTTCATGGGGTGGGTGTAGCCTAGAGGCGCTCGCGGCGCTCTTGATTCATCCGCGTCATGCGCTCCTGCGATGCCATCTCCTGCGCAGTCCGCAGCCCGCGCTTCTCCAGCCACGCGCGGCACGCGAGATCAATCTCTTGGATGTTGAAGTATCCCGCCGCGCCGTGTCCGCCTGTGCCGACATCCACAGAGAAATGCGTCCGGCGCTTGTCGATGTCTGCCCCGCTTTTCACAGCGCACCGCCTTTCTTGTTACCGCGGAGATCGCGGCGGGCGCGGCGGGCGCGGCAATCGTCCACGACGATGAGCGCGAGCATCACGAGCGCCGTGAACGCGGCCGAGACCATGATCACGCAGAGGTCGCAGGCGGTGTCGAAGGTCATCGAATCGCCGAAGCCCGCGACGACCACGAGCAGCGCAATCGCGATGCCACCGAACAGCGTGAGCAGCCGCTCCGCATGGCGGAATTTCGGCGCGGGCCGCATCTCCTCGGCAATGAAGGCCGTGAGCCGATCTGGCGTGTAATACTTCCCCTGCTCGCGCTTCAGCTCCTCGGTGCCGCGGGCCACGGTCGCGCGCAGCCGCGCGCTTGCGCGCTGGAGGTCGGAGAGCCGTTGCAGCTCGGCCCAGTTCAGGCCCGCGCGAGGTTTCGATGGAGGGAATAGGGTTGTGGTGTCTGTGATCATGGGTGTGTGGGGTTTGGTGAAAGTTCTAGCAGCCCGCCGTACTGAGCAGCCCGGCGTCGTCCTCGGCCTGCCGGAGTGCGTCCTCGAATTGCGGACGCGTGAAATCCTTCTCCTTCCCGATGGTCCACACGCAGGAGAAGCTGTGGACATCCAGCGCCTGCATCCCCGCCGCGCCGCGATCCTCGCGATACAGGTCAAAATCCGCCAGCATCCGCCCGGCCCGCTCGCCCCGCGTCTCCGCCGCGAAAATCCCGCCACGCCGCCGATGCTCGGCAGACAGCTCCCGCTCGGGACCGGCATCGCCGCGCGAGCCGTCCGCGCCCTTCACTGTGAGCAGCGTGCGAAATTCAAGCTGGCACTTCTGCGCGTCGCGCAATGTGACCGCCGCGCTGCGTGCGGCCTTGGCGCGTTCGGGGCACAGCGTTGCAAAGGCGACTGCGGCGGCGTCGTAAAGCGCGAGCAGCTCATTCGCGTCGGCGTGCTCAAAGGCAACGTCGGCAAGAATCGTAATGGCATCAATCATCGGCATCATGGGTGTGGGCGTGTTGGGTAGGGTTACGGAGTTGGGAAAGAGGCGACCGCCTGCCGGATCGCGGGGACGTGCCGGGGCCGGTTGATTCCCCCGCTGAGAATTGCGCTCACGACCGCGTAGTTCACGCGGGCCTTCGCCGCGACTTGGTGCAGATCGAGATGCTTGCGCGCGATGCTCGCGGCGATTTCCAAAATCTCGCGGGCCGGGATCACCTTGTCGGCGCTGCGCTTCTTCGGGCGGTAGGATGTCGGGGTGCCTTTCATGGAGTATCAAACTTGCGCAAAGAGTTTCATAGTCTTGGCGGGGTGTCAAATAAAAGTTTGCAAAAAATTATGCGGGTGCTCTCATGCACTCATGACACCCACCCAGAAAGAGGCGCTGACGAAGCGCATCGCCCGCATTGTCGAGCGAGCCGGAGGCTCGTCCGCAGTCGCGCGACGCCTCGGCGTCACGCCACCGGCGGTGCGCGCCTGGACACTCGGCAGCACGCCCTACCACGAAAATCTTGCCGCGCTGTGCGAGGCATACCGGCTGAACCTCGACTGGCTGCTCACCGGCCACGGCGACGAGGAAAACGGGTTCCCCTCGCATTCAAACTCTTTGAAGGAGTCCCATGCTACGGATAGCGGTGATATGAAGGCGCACCGCCTCGCCGAAATGCTTCGCGAGCTGTCTTCCACGCCGCACACTTTTCTGCCGCTCGCCATCGCGCGGGTGCGCGAACTCTTCGAGGAATACATGCACGCCATGCAAATGCGTGCCAACAATCACTCGCCCACGCCGGTCAAATACGGCACACAGAAACGCAACCAACGCAAACCATGAAACTCCGCATCCTCCTTCCTTCGCTCCTTTGCACCTTCGCGGTTTATCTCTCCGCCGACGAGCCGAAGCCCGTGCCCGCCAAGCTGGAGCGCATCGTGCCTGCGCAGATGCGCCTCACCGTCGTGCCCACAGCAAGCGACCCGCGCCCGTCGCGTCGCCGCACGATGGAGATCCGCATCGACAACAACGGCCCGCAAGCCGAGACGGTGAACGTCACGACCTCGTGGTTCACCGAGGGCGACATGCTCCGCGACAGTGTGCGCCGAAAATACACGCTGCTCAGCCGGGAGCACGGTCTCTACAATGTGGACAGCGACCACGACGGCCCGCACACGGAAAAGCTCACCGGCTGGGTTGTCGTCGTGCGCAGGGCGAACGGCGAGCTGCTTGCCGTGAAAGGCAGCCCCCAGCGTTTCGAGACGGTAGCGCGCACGCCCGGCGCCATCCCCGAAAAATAGCCATGAGCTTTTCCCGCTCCCAACAGCCGGAACTCCGCACCGCGCTCGCGCTCGCGTGGGCGGCGCATTGCCGCACGCAGGGACTCGCGACGGAAGACGGTGCAAGGTGCCTGCGCAAGCGTTGCAAGCTGGAGGGGTGCCGATTCTGCGGGTGGTATGAGCATCACCTCGAAGCTGCCACCGGCTTCCGCTCCACCACGGAATGCGACGACGGCCGCGACTACGAACGGCTCATGGCGCGGCTGGAGGAGATCCACTGCGAGGGCATCGAGTGGGGATTGCGGATGCGCTCCGGCGACGCCCGGCGGCTGCTGTATTCCCTTGGCAAGCGGTGCAAGGGGCACGGCATGGATGAGATTTACCTGCGCCGAATCGCCGCGAAAGTGTGCGGCCTGCCGGGGCTGCCCTTCCTGCACGAGCTGGATGCGGGGCAGATGCGCGACGTACGCGCGGCGGCGATGCGCACGGGGGCGGTGCGCGCGACGCACGGGAAAAGTGCTCAGTGCTCAGTGCTCAGTGAGGATGCAGAGCCCGTCGCAGAGCCCGCGACAGCGGACTGCCCATTCTAAGCCGCTCATCACCGCCGCGCTCGCCGCGGTGCAATAGCCCGCCGCGCGAGCCGCTGATCATCGCCGCGCCCGCCGCGCCCGCCGCGGTGCAATAGCGTCGCCAAGGCTTTTTTTGTCGGCAGCGGAAAAAAATCGCACATTTCCGAAAATCGTTGCGCGCAATACGCGCGATGCGCGCGGTGCGTTAGTCATCGGCGGTGAGACGGGGCAACCTCGCCCCATGCAACCCGAACCCGCTCCCGTTGTCAATTCTGAACCCTCCGGCGCGAAGTCCGTCTTCGCCAGCAAGACCTTCTGGATTCTCATCCTCGGCACGTTCATCGCACCGCTGCTGAAAAAGTTCGGCATCCAGTTTGGTGACGCCGAAGTGCAGCAGACCGCCGAGACGCTCATCAACGTCGCGATGCTCATCTCCGCGATCTGGGCACGCAGCAAAGCCAGCGGCCCGCTGCGCTTCACCATCGGGCGCTCCGCCACACTGCTTGCGCTCTTCGCGCTCATCACATTCACCGGCTGCGCGCAGACCGGAGTCCGCGCCGGCCTGAGCTACGCGGACGGCCAGAAAAACCTCGACGTGACGACAGACGGCAAAAGCGTCCGCGTGAAGGGCGGCCTGAATTTCAACGGCAGCAACGTCGGCGGGCAAGTGGATCTCCCGCTGCCCCGCCGCAACAAGGGCTTCGCAAAGTGATCATCACGTCCGATCATCTGCTCTCGACCGCGCGCCCCGCGCTGCTCTCGCCGAGCGGCGGGCCGATGCCCATCCGTCGCGCGCTCGTGATTCACTTCACGAACGGCGCGACGGCGCAGAGTTCGATTGAATACTGGCGCTCGCTCGGCAACGGCACCTGCGCGCACCTGGTCATTGACCGCGACGGCACGATCTTCCAGTGCCGTCCGTTCAACCGCACGGCGGGACACGCGGGCGTGTCGCGCTGGCGCGATCCGAAGAGCGGCGCGCTTTACCCCGGCGCAAACGCATTCGCCATCGGCATCGAGCTGGCGAACGCCGGCAACGACGGCGGCGTGATCGAATGGGCGCGCAAGCACGCGCCGGAATTTGCGGGCACGATGCTCGCGAAACACCGGAACGGCGGCGCAGTGGAGCGGTGGGAGCAATTCCCGCTCGCGCAGCTCGCCGCGTGCGAGTCCGCGGCCAAGGCGCTCGTGGCCCGCTACAATCTCGACGACATCACCGGGCACGACTGCATCGCGCCGAAGCGCAAGAACGATCCCGGCCCGGCGTTCCCGATGCAGGCGCTGCGCGAGGCGTGCGGCTTCACCGGCCTGCCCGAAGTTTTCAACGCATGAAACCCTGAACCCAAAACACCCCGACCCAATGACAATGACCAAGGAAAACCGGAGGGAGCTCCGGCAACTCGCCAGCCAGCTCCGCAAAGCAGATGCCGAAAAGCTCAAGCTCCGGCGTGCCTTTCACCGCGCCCACGCCGGTGCGGAGAAAGCCGTGGCCCGCGCACTCGCGAAAATCGGCAAGATGCACTGCAACGCGGTCTGCGCCGCTGAACGCGTGCTTGCCTCGGAGCTGAAGGGCATCGCGAAGCGCACCGCCGCGATCGAGAAGCGCGCATCCATCTTGCAAGGGAGGCTCGGGCAATGAGGTCCGCCGCACTCATCCTGCGCGACGTGGATCGTGGCGCGGAACTCACGCAGACGATTGCCTCCGCGAAGACGGAACTCGACGCCATCGAGGAGCGGCTCGAAGCCGACGCCCTGTCGCGGCCCGATGAGCACGAGGCGCTCGCCGATGCCAGCCGCGAAGGGCGGCAGTTCCTAGCGAAGGGCACGCGCATCACTCTGCCCATCGTGTTCACCAGCGACCTGCTCGTGAAGACCTTCGCGCCGAAGTCCGACGTGCATGACCGCATCGAGGCCGCCAGCGACGGCCAGCTCGCGCGCTTCTACCGGCTGAAGCCCGTCTTTGAATGCACGCAGAAGGACGGCAAGGCATTCCGCACCTTCGCCGCCGAGATCCTCGGGACCAAGGCACCGGCGCTCGTCGCCGCGTGCAGGCAGGTGGACAAGAACGGCATCCCCAAGAGCAGCACGAAGCTCGAATGGAAGGACGCGCTCGCCGCGCAGGAGGACGCAGCATGATTTTACCGCGAAGCAACGAAGCAGCGAAGGGGGGCAAGAGTTGCGTTGTGCCCAAAGAGAGCCACGCGCAGGCGCACCCATGTCATGAGCCGAAAGCTCAGGCCCCCGCGCCGTTCACCGCGCCCGCCTTCGCTTCTTCGCTGCTTTGCGGCGCAATTTTGATCACCTTCATGGTGCTGCCGGTGCGAACGGCAGCAGCAGGGGACAGGGTGCCCGCTCCGGTTGGGGAACCGGAGCGGGCGATGCCTCCGCTCCCGCTCGCCGAGATTCACCTCAGCGAAGGCGCTGCGATCATCGGCGTCATCGGCGCGCTCGGCGCAATGCTCGCGCTGCACTTCAAAGCACGCAGCTACATCCGCGAGGTCGCCGGTGTGAAAGAGTCCGGCACGATGAGCATCACCGGGCAGCCCATCATGGTCGCGCAGGCCAGGGAATACGCCACGGTCGGCGCGCTCGCAGATCTCGCGGACAAGACCGACAAGGAACTCAAAAAGCTGCGCGAGCACGTCATCCCGCGCTCGGAACTTCTCTCCATGTTCAAAGAGCTGAAGGACGCCGGGCAAGCGCGGCTCACGGAGATCACCACGCGACTGGACCGCATCGCAGGTGTCGAGGGCAAAACCGCCGCCGCCTTCGAGCAGTTCCAGCGCGACCTGCCCAATCTTATCCGCCATGCGAAATGACCCTTCCACTGGCAATCCTTCACGTCCTGGTCGCCGCGCGCCGCGCGATCACGGTGCCACTCATCGCCGCCGAGGTTCCGCATTTCACGGGCAAGGCCGAGACGGATGCGGACATCAACGCCACGCTCTCGCAGCTCTCCCGCATGGAACCGCCGATGGCGAAGGGCACGGACACGGGCCTGCGCGGCACGGTCTGGACATTCACAGCGGACGGCAAACTGGAGGTTCTGGGATGAGCATTGCCCACAAAGCCCGCCACGCCCCGATTGCCGCCAGTCCGCGGCATACCCCCTCGGATTCATTCTCGCGCGTTTTGCATAACGTTTCCGCGCGTTTGCATCGCGCCTGCAATCCTTCCGCAAACCGTCCCTGCCCTGCATCGCATGACCTCCCCGCTCAACCTACCCGTGAATGACGCCCAAGCGCCGCAAATCCAAACGCCAGACCAGCCGCCGCGCCGCCGCGCCGGAGCCGCTGCATTTTCCCGCGGCCCGTCGCGACGCGAAGATCAAGGGATTCGAGATGGATCGCCAGCGCAAGGTCATCGGCTGGTGGGCGGAGAAGGGCGAAGCGCACGCCCGCCGCATGATCAAAAGGGAATGGGGGCTCTCGGTCGGCTGCACCGCCTTCTACGCGGCGCTGGCCTTCTGGCGCTCGTCCTCCAAGTATGCGCAGGTGGAAGCCGAGGCGCGGGTGCAGATGGAGCAGGAGGTCGCGAGCAAGGGCAGCATGTCGCCCGAGGAGAAGCACGCCGCACTGGAGCGGAACTTCCTCACCATTGCCGCCGCGTCTGCCGACACGGAGACGTTTCTGGAATTCCGCAAGCTGGAGCTGAAGCGCCGGGAAGTGGACGCCAAGCAGAGCGAGGCGAAGGCCAAGCTGAAGCACCGCTCACAGGAACTCGACCGCAAGGAGCGCGAGCTGGCACTGGCGATCGACAAGTTCCAATTCGACGGGGCCAAGGCCGCGCTGAAATTTGTGAAGGAACTGAAGGCCATCGCGGCGGACCGCTCGCTGAGTTCCGACGACAAGATTGCCGCGGTGCGGCTCAAGCTGTGGGGCACCGCCCCGGAGGTGAAGGCGTGAAGACGAAACGTCCAACGTCCAACGTCCAACGTCCAACGTCCAAGGCGGAGGGCGCCATCGGACTCATCAAGTTCCGTGCGTATCAGGAGCCGATTTTCCGCGACCATGAGAGCAAGACTGTGATCCTGCACTGGTCCCGGCAAATCGGGAAGAGCTACACGCTCGCGGCGTGGGCGGTGGATCGGCTGCTGCGGTTCCCTGGGCGGCTTGTCACCGTGCTCTCCAACTCGCGGGACAACGGCGCCGAGTTTGTGATCAAGGCGGAGGAGATTTGCCGTGCGCTCGGCGTCGCGATTGAGGGAGTCGAGACGGAGAGCAATGCGGATGAGCTGAACGGGCGTCAGGATTTGAGCGAGGATCTGAAATACGAGGCGATGCGCTTCGAGATCAAAATCACCGTGGGCGGAATCACCGGGCGCATCAAGGTGCTCGCGGCGAATCCCCGCACGGCGCGCGGCTTTTCCGGTGACCTCATCCTGGACGAGTTCGCATTCCACGAAGACTCGCAGGCGATTTGGGAAGCGGCCGAGCCCATCATTTCGAGCAACCCGGATTTCCTCTGCCGCATTTCCAGCACCGGCAACGGGAAGCGGAACATGTTCTATCAGCTCGTCTCGCGCGGGGATATTCCCTACAACCGGATGCGCCGCTCGGATGCTCACGCGATGGGGGCGCTGCGGATTCACAGCATCATCAGCGGGAAGGAAATCACGCCGGACGAAGCGCGCCGGCAGTCGGCGGACAAGCGCGCCTACGACCAGAACTACGAATGCACCTTCGCGGATGAAAACGCCGCGCTACTCACGCAGGAACTCATCAGCGCCGCCGAGCGCGCGATGATCCCGATTGACGAGCAGGAGTGGAGCGTGAACAGCCTGCAACGGATGCACCGCGCCGAGGGCGACATCTACGTGGGGCAGGACTTCGCCCGCGTCGGCGACCTCTCCGTGCAGGCGGTCTTTGAAAAGGTGGGCCGCGTCAAGCGCATGATCGGCCTGCTCACCATGCAGGAGATGCGCATCAAGCAGCAGTTCGACGAATTCGAGCGGCTCGGCCTGCTCCCGAAATTCCGCCGCGCGTGCTTCGACATGACGGGCAACGGCCTCGGCCTTTTTGAAATGGCCGAGGAAAAGTTCGGCACCGACCGCATCGAAGGCGTGAACTTCTCCAGCACGGAACCCGTCACCGACCGCATTCGCAGCGAAGGCCGCAAGGCACCGACCGCGAAGGTCACGGAAATCATGGCGACAAACCTCGTGGCGGAGTTTGAAGACAAGACCATCGAAATCACGCCCGACCCCGCGCTGCGCGACGATCTGCGCAAGCCCGAGAAAATCACCAGCCCTGGCGGACGCGTGAGCATCGCCGCCGCGCGCGACGTGAAAGACCACGCGGATCGATTCTGGGCCATCGCCCTCGCCATCCGCGCGGCGCAGCAGGCGAACTTCAACGCCTCCATCACACTCGTCTGAATTTTCCGTGCATGACACCCGCATCCAAACACAGCCAGCACGAGCCAACGCGGCGGCGCTCGAATGCACGGAACCCGCGGCTGCGCGTCTCGCGCGATGCGGATGCGCTGCCGCATCCGTTCTTGCCCTCTTCCTTTCACCGTTCGGCGGCGATGCCTCCGCGTCCGAGTCCCACACCCACCCGCACCAGCCTGTGAAGATTCTCGAATCCATCCGCAACTTTTTCCAAGGCTCGAAGAAATCCGGGCAGAGCGTTTTCAACGCAATGTTCGGCAGCGGTCGCGACACGGGCACCTCGGAAAAGGAAGTCTCCGAGCCCTACAAGCACAGCCTGTGGCTGAATGCGGGGATCAAGCTCGTCACCTCGCAGCTCACGCGGATTCCGTTCGCATGGTTCGCCGATGACGCGATGGCCACACCTGCGGCCAATGATGCGCAGCGCGACGCCTTTTGGAAAAATCCGGCGCTGCGGCTGAATGAAACCGTGGGCAGCTCGGATGCGATCGAAGCCCTCGGCGGCTGGGCGCTGCTGACCGGCGAGATGTGCGTGGTGCTGCCGGAATCGTGGCTGGTCTCGCGAGCCGAACGCACAGAGCCTTTCCGCATCGTGCCGCCATCGCGGCTGCGTCCCATCCGTGAACGGTTCGACGGTGACATCATCGGCTGGGATTACACGGACAGCGGCGGCCGTCGCGAGATGCTCATCCCCGCGCAGGTGGTGCGCTCCATCTTCTGGAACCCGTATGACGACGCCCGCGGCCTCGGCGCATACGATGCCGCGCGGATGGAAGTGGCGGGGGATTACTTCGCCTCGCAATTCGCGCGGAACATGGCGGCGAGCAACGGACAGCAGGCGACCTACATCACCACCGATGGCGCGGGACTCCAGAAGGAGCAGCAGGATCAAATCATCGCCGCGCTGCGCGAAAAGCAGCGCCGCATCCAGCGCGGGGACTTCGCGCCGGTCTTTCTGAACGGCGGGCTGAAAGTCGAAGACCCGAAGGCGCGCAGCGTGGATGCCGCATTCATCCAGCAGCGCATCGAGCACCGGCACGCCATCGCGGCGGCGCTCGGCATCCCGATGAGCATGTTCGATATTGCAGCCAGCTACTCCACCGGCGCGGCGTCGGACCTTTACCGGCTCATCACCTGCACCTGCGAGCCATTCGGGCAGAAGGTCGCCGCACTCATCGGGCGCATCGAGGCGCTGCGCACCGGGCGCGCGCTGCATTGCAGCTTCCGCTGGAGCGACCACCCAATCATGCAGGAAGCGCGGATGGCGCGCTTTGAAGCGGCGGCGAAAGTTTGGGGAACCGGCATTCCGTGGTCCGTGCTGAATGATTCCATGCGGCTGGAGCTGCCGGAGTTCGAGGGCGATGACACCGGGTTCCTGCCGTTCAGCGTGCAGCCGGTTTCCACTGTGCTTTCGCCGGAACCGCCCGAGCCCGTGGTGGACGAGCCCGCGACCGTCTCCGAACTCGTGGACAAGGCGAAGCGGTTGATGAAAGTGCGGATCGTGGAGCTGCCAGTGAAGGAACTGGAGGCACCCGAGCCGCCCACGAAAGTCACGCCGCCGACACAAAAGGATTCCGTCGCGCCCGCCGCGGTTCAATTCGGCCAGCGCACTGCGAAAGCACGCGACAAGGGCCGTGTTCGCCTGTGGCAAAAGCACATGGCCTCGCAGAAGCCGTTCGCCAACAAGCTCCACTCTGCGCTTGGCAAGGTGCTCGCAAAACACCGGCGGCAGATTCTCGATCACGTCGCCAGTCTCGTGCCGGTGGATGCGATGCCCTCGAAGTCTCCGGCGTCCGTGACCAGGGGCGCGATTGATTTCGTTTTCGACCTCAAGGACTTTCTCGCCGGCATCCGCGGGGTATTTCGCAGCACGATCGCGAACACGCTCACGCAGGCCGGCGAGATGGCTGCGGAGGAATTCGGGGCTGGCTCGTTCACGCCGGCACTCGACTGGGTGCGCAGCTACCTCGACCAGAGGGAAAATCTCATCACGGACGCTGGCACGGCGACCTTCGAGCAAATCAAGCTCGGCATTCAGGAGGGCATTGATGCCGGCGACACGATGGACGAGCTGGGCAGGCGCGTGAAGGATGCCTTTTCGCAGGCAGACCGCGGGCGCTGCGAAGTGATCGCGCAGACGGAGACGGCCACGGCCTTCGGCGTCGCACGCCAGGCTTCACAGGAGCAGGCGGGCATCACGCACAAGGAATGGCTCTCGGCGCAGGATGACCGCGTGCGCGACTCGCACGGCGAGGTGGACGGACAGATCGTCG